CTCCAACTGCTACATCAAGTAAAGTTTTAGTTCAATTCGTAGGTTCATTTGGAAATGGTGGTGAAGATATAGATGCGTTTTACCAAATTCTTAGAGGTAGCACAGTATTACAAGTTCCTTATCATATAGGAGATGCTGATATACAACAAACTAGAAGTAATAATTCATACTCATGCACATTGTTAGACAGTCCATCAAGTACAAGTGAGGTAACTTATAAAATGCAATTTAAAACATCATCTAACGAAATATTTTTAAATAGAAATGGTGCAAATGACCAGTGTGGATTTACTACATTTACAGTTATGGAGGTATTAGCATGAGTTCAATATTAAGAGTAGATAGCATTCAAACATCATCAGGGGGATCAGCTACAGCTAGTGGTTTAGGTATTGACATTGGAAGTACAGGTAAGATTGGTCAGGTTGTTCAAGGTACGACTAGTACAGTCGTTGCATTTACTAGTGGAACTTATAGTGATACTGGACTTACAGCTACAATTACTCCAAGTGCAACAAGCAGTAAAATTTTATGTACTGGATTTGCTCCATGTCAAATAGCTGGTAGTGCTGGTGAGGTAGATGGTGCTTTAAGATTTTTAAGGGATAGTACAACTTTGTATGATCCTTTTGTACAAAATTTAGCTTTATATACTGGAGGTCAAATTGATTTTAGATGGTATGTGCCTTTTTCTTTCTTAGATACTCCAAGTTCTACTTCAAGTTTAGTATATAAATTTCAAGGTAGAACAAATGCTTCTGGAAGTACATTTAGATTTTCTTTTCAAAATAAACCTAGTTACTTAATTCTACAGGAGGTACTATCATAATGGCTATTACAAGACTAAACAATAACTCGATTACCTCTATTACTGCTTTGCCTAGTGGTATTGATACAGGCAAGATTGGTCAGGTAATTCAAACCACTAAAACTGATACTTTTAGTACCTCAGCATCATCATATACTGATATTACAGGTCTTTCGCTTTCTATAACTCCAACAGCAACCTCATCAAAAATTTTAATAAAAACTTGTATATCTTGGGGTGGCTCACCAAATGTCTATGGTTTTGGAAAATTTGTTAGAGGCTCTACAGATATTTTTATGGGTGCTGGTGCTTCTGGTAATCGCACTAGTGCAACCTTCCCTATGGAACATTTAAATCATTCAACAGCAGAATATAATTGTTTTGTGGCAAGTTCAGAGTTTTTAGATAGTCCATCAACAACTTCAGCTACAACCTATAAAATACAAGTTAGAACACATGATGGCTCTCATACTTTTTATGTAAATAGACCAGATAATGACAACAATGAAAATTATATTGGTAGATTTACATCATCTATAACAGCTATGGAGGTACTAACCTAATGACAAACAACTTTAACAAAGAAAGGAAAATAAAATGACAGATATAGCAAGTGCAATCAAAGCTCTCAAAGACGATGCAGAGTTTGTAGTTAGTGGAGAACCTACTAATGAAACTGAGTACAAAGCTAATGTAAAATATGTAACTGGTGCAGATTCTAATGGAACTGCAATCTTTGGAGATCAGTTATTTACATGGAGCGAAGTATCAGCCAAGAAAACTGCGTTACAGACTGCATACGATAACAATGAGTATCAGAGAAAAAGAGCAGCAGCTTATCCAAGTGTCGCTGATTTTATGGAAGCATATACCGAAAAAGAAATAGGTAGTGATTCTACAAAATGGGATGCTTATAAGACTGCTTATAACAAAGTGCGATCAGATAATCCAAAGGGGTAATTATGTGCAAGTGTAATGAAGATTATGATTGTATATGTAAAGGAAAAACTATGTGTGAATATTGTGGTGGAGAATGTATCTGTCGGTAAATGAAAATATCAGACAATACATCGGTTTCAATGCCGATGCGAAACCTTATAGCTATCTGTGGTGCAATCGCAGTAGGCACAATGGCTTTCTTCTCAATTCAAGAACGAATAAATAACTTAGAAACAAGAGCAACATTATTTGAAGCTGATCTCGTCAAGAACGCAGACCAGACTCCTATAGACCAGGAACAATTTATGTTGCTTGAGTTTATTTCAGGCCAAGTAGAAAGCATGAGTGAGGACTTAGAAAATATGTCTCATAATAAGGTCAATATAAAAAGACTTCAAGCTGATATGGATAAGGCATTAGAAGATATAGAACATCTAAAAGACAAGGTAAGAATGAATGGTAACTAAAGTCATAATAGCATTATTATTATTTTCACAAGGACAGATGATTGAACACACAATAACTGATGGTGTTAATGATTGTTTAGAGAAAAAAAGAATTATGCAAAGAAATATGTCCGATACTGTTCAGATATCTTGTGCCAAAGTAGAAGCTGATATTGAAACTATAGAAGGTGCAGAATTTATTAGGAGTTTAAGAAAACTATGAATATTGATATGAAAACTATAGCACCTTACATAGTTATAATTGCTTCTATGTTAATCACCTGGGGAACTTGGAGTCAAAGATTAGAAGCTGTCGAGAAAAAAGCAGACTCTATATCTCAGATGCAGCAAGATATTGCTGTTATAAAAGAAAAGATTATTTGGATCGAGAAACACTTAGTCAACGATAGATGAAAATGTTTATTATTTTTTGGCTGTGTATTCAGAACCCATACACAACATTAGAAGAAACTTGTGTGGATCAAATAATGTATGACAGAGCTTACGATACAAGAGAAGAGTGTAGAGAGGCATCTGCTAGGTTGGCAAACTCATTTATGGAACAACCTAATGTGTATGTAACGACTTTCTGCACAACAAAACACACACCTGAAATTTAAAGGAGGAAGTCCTTGTATAAAACAAAGTCAATTTTGGTTTTGTCAGACACACACTTTCCATACCAAAAAAAAGAATACTTTAAGTGGATAAAAAAACTTAGAAATAAAATAAAGCCAACTATGGTTTTAATGATTGGAGATTTATGCGATCAACATTCTATATCTGCTCATTTACATTCTCCACAACTTAAAAATATTAAATACGAATTGGAAGAAGCTAAAGTTTGTATTAAAAAATTAAGAAAAATATTTGAATGTCCGATGCCTATCATGTGGGGTAATCACGATATAAGAATACAAAGACTTGCTGAAAAATCCTCTATGCCTGAGTCATTCTTAAAAGATATAAACGAAATACTTGGTATAGATCCTAAATGGAAATGGACTTGGCACGATAAATTAATTTTACAATTACCTAATAAAACAAAAGTTTTTTTTACTCATCATTTTAAATCAAATGTTTTATCAAGTGCAAAAGAATTAGGTTGTTCGCTTGTCGTTGGTCATCAACATACTAAATCAGAGTATTCTCTATGGTCTTCACCAACTGCTTTAAACTTTGCTCTGTGTGTTGGATCAAGTATTGAGCCTAGACATGAAGCATTTAAGTATGGAAAGAATTTTATCAAAAGACCAATTATATCATGTGCAAGTATTGTGGACTCTGTACCTCAACTGCATCCTATGTTTCTTGATAAAGATGGAAAGTGGACTGGCCAAGTATGAACATTGAAAAAAGTAAAATAAATCCTGGATATTATATTGGTACAAAAATCCAAGTATCAGATTTTATTCAAGAATTTAAATTAGATTATTTTCAAGGCAACATTGTGAAATATGTCGTAAGGCATAAACAAAAGAATGGTCTTGAAGATTTAGAAAAAGCAAAATGGTATTTGGAGAAACTAATAGAATGTACGAAGAAGTAAAAGACAAGATAAAGAAAAGTGAAGGTTATTCTGCAACTGGGTACTTCCTAGAGTACCGAGGAGCTAATGGTGAAACCATTAAAGAAGATTTTATGACCATCGGATGGGGACATCGTGTTGTAGATGGTGATCCTTATGAACCTGGAGTTGAATATCCAAAAGAAGTGTTAGAACAACAGTTTGAAAAGGACTTCCTTGTCTATCTTCATGCAGCAGAAAGATATATTGGTGATTGTGAAGTACCAGAGGTTATTAAAGACTGTGTTATAGAGATTGCTTACAATATTGGTGAGCCTAAATTATTTCAATTTGTCAATATGCGTCAAGCTATGCAAGATGGTCAATGGAAGTTAATGGCAGCAGAGTTAAAAAATTCAAAGCTGTATAGAACTCTTACCTCAAGATATGAACCAATGGTCAAACTAATAGAGGAGGCCTAGTATGTGGACTATGTTGTTAAAACCCTTAATGGGTGTAGCTGGTGATGTCGTTAAAGGAGTAGTTGATACCAAAAAAGCAAAGGCTGAACAAAAAGTTACAAAGATAAAAGCTGAAACTGAATTATTAAATAAAAAAATAAAAGGCGAGATAGCCTACGATCTAGAAGCTATTAAAGGTTCTAAAGACTCCTGGAAAGACGAAGCATGGACTATTTTATTTATTATAATTATAGCTATGTGCTTTATTCCCCCACTACAACCTTACACAGAAAGAGGCTTTGATGCTCTATCAAGAACCCCACAGTGGTTTCAATTTGCCATGTATGGAGCAATAGCTAGTTCTTTTGGCCTTAGAGGTATGGGTAAAGTATTAGGAAATAAAAAATGAGCACTATCAAAGAAGTAGAAGCACTACTTCGCAAAGCTAAGAAAGAAAACAGAGAGCTTAAAAAAGACAATGATGAAAAAAACTTACATATAAAGTTTCTTAATGAACGATTAGATAACTGGGCTGATAAGAATGCACAGCTAAGAGAAGAAAAACTAAAGATTACAGTTGATGATGTTTTAGCTTTTCAAAAATCTAAAGCAGACTATGCCTCTTCACAAGATCAATCCTTTGTAGATCAACTAGAAAAACAAGAACAAGTAAAATTAGACTCACAAGGAATAGCAAATGAGCAAAGATCCGAGACTTAAAAGAGCTGGTGTAAGTGGTTTTAATAAACCCAAAAGAACTCCAGGTCACAAAACAAAATCTCATGTCGTTGTTGCTAAAGATGGTGACAGAGTAAAAACAATTCGCTTTGGTCAGCAAGGTAAGACAGGTGATAAAAAGATGACTGCAAGAGCTAAGTCATTCAAAGCTCGTCATGCAAAGAACATCTCCAAAGGAAAGATGTCAGCAGCATATTGGGCTAACAAAGTTAAATGGTAAAGAAAGGAAACTAATATGGCATACGGATATGGAAAGAAAATGAAGGTTATGAAACCTAAGAAGAAAAAGAAAAAAACAAAAGCAAAAAAGTCTAAGAGGTACTAATGCCTTTTGCAAAGTATAGTAGTAAACAAAAGAAACTAGCTAGAGTCGCTTCACCTAGAGATAAGATTACAGGTGCAGATTTTAAAAAATTAAAGAAAAAAAGAAAGAAAAAATAATGGCAACTAAATCAATCAAAGCTCCTAAAGGATTTCATTTTATGAAGTCAGGTCAAACATACAAATTAATGAAGCATGATGGTAAATTTAAACCCCATAAAGGTGCATCATTATCAGCTAAGTTCACAATACAAACAAAACATAAAGGATAATTATGGCAAAAAAAATACCTAAAGGATTTCATAAAACTAAAGATGGTAGGGTTGTTAAAAAAGGACTCTATTACAACATGAATAAAAGAAAAAAAGCTGGAACAAGTAGAAAAGGTAAAGGCACAGTAGCAACCAAAGCATTAAAACAAGCAGCAAAAACAGCTAAGAAGTAAATGCACAAGCTGGTTGTAGTCAAATGGATCGATAGTGGTCTGTGTGACTCAGCATGGGTAGAGGCCAAGTCTTATGAAAAGAAACCTATGCCAATCTGTTATTCTGTAGGGTGGTTATATAAAAAGACCAAAGATAAAATTATATTATTTTCTAGTTACTCATTAGAGAATGATAAATATGTAGATGGCAACGAAGGAACTCTTCAACTAATTTTAAACAAATGTGTTTTAGATATTGAGGAATTAACTTAATAGAAAGAAAATTTATATGGGATTACCATTATTAGCAGCACCTTATATAGCTCCAGCTATGATTAGTTCAGGATTATTAGCTACTGCTGGAACACAATATTTATCAAAACCAGGAGTTTCTCAAGGTATTATTGATAATTTTATTAATAATAAAGGTTTGCTTAATTTATCTACTTTTACTAATCCAAGTTTAAATATTTTTAGAAATGTTATAGATACACCATCAGGCCAATTCTCTGCTCCTAATACTGATGATATTGAAAAACAAGCAGAATTTAATAGAGAGTTAGGTAAGAATATTACATTACCAACTAATAATAAAATAGAACCTTTAATAACTACTGAAGGTTATAAACCTAGTGGATTGTTATCAACTCCAGAAGTAGAAACTATAGACTCTAGTAATATAACAAAAGAATTACCACCTTCATTACTTTCAGATTATATATTTACAACAAATAATCTAAAAACTATTTATCATGGAACTGATAAAGATTTTGATGAGTTTGATGTAGAACAATCATCGGATGGATCTATTTGGTTTACTGACGATAAAAAAGCAATAGAAGATAGAGAAGTAGGAGCTTCTGGTTTTGGCAGAATTATTGAAAGACAAATAGATGAAGGCAAATTAAAACTAGCCACATCAGATCAAAAAGATAAATATTTAGATGATGAATTAATTGCACAAGGCTATGATGGTGTCAAGTTTGCAATAGAAGAAGGGTATGATGATAATAGTTATAGAATATTTTTTCCAGAAAAATTATTAGATGTATCATATAGATCAGAAAGTCCTTCTGAGGATAACGCAAGACTAGATGATTTAACTCAAACATTTCCAAATGATATTTATTCATCAAATGCTATACGATATTATGGTAATCCTAATAATTTAGCAGATATTGAATCTAATGAAATAATACAAAAAGCTAAAGGCAATCCAAATATGGAAGTTACTATATATAGAGCAGTACCTAACATTGATAGTGCAAATTCAATTAATGAAGGGGATTTTGTAACACTAAGTAAAACTTATGCAGAAGATCATGCTTACACAGGATATGGATCTATGGGTAATGAGTCTGGTAAGATTTTAACAAAAAAAGTTAAAGTTAAAGATTTAGTTACTGGTGGAAATGATTTGAATGAATTTGGTTATTATCCGAAAAATTAACCCATAGAAAGACACTAGGGGGTTATTAAAACCCCCTTGTAAAGCTAAATAAATGGAAAAAATAATGGACTAAGTTGCCTTAAAATCCAAAAATTGTGTTTTTTTCTAGGAATATAAGACTTGATAATCCTTCTATTAAATTCTGGAGTATCTTCAATAACGCAAGTAAACATCTAACAAATCCCTAAATTTCTAGTTAGTTCTTTTTCTATGGCCTCAACATAAGCATTTAAAAATATGTCTCTTATTTCTTTAACACACTCATTTTTAGATTTTCTTCTAATTGTAGATTCTGTCATTTTCGATAATTTTAGTACTTGTTTATCGTCAATTTCTCCAACCCACCAATTACCAGTTTGACCATCAAAGTTTTTGTTACCTTTAACTTGTTTTACAACAACTTTAACATCTCGACCTACAAACTGAATATGTGCAAAATATTCACCATCCTTACGCATTTTCATTTTTCACCTTCTTTCAAAAAAGAAAAAGAAACAACACAAGTTCTTCCACTTCCATTGTCTTTAAAAGAAAATGATGCTTTATTGTTATTTACATCAAGGGTATTGTTTCCAACATCTTTTATTTGATCTAAATATATAGTTTGTCCGTCATCAGATACTTCATTTGATGCTTCAGTCCACGCATTGTAAATGCCATCCCTGTAATCATTTGTAGATAACACAATCCCAAAAGTATCTCTAATAGCTTTAAGTCTATTAAGAACTAATATATCCATTACGCAACCTCCCTTTTCACCCATTGTTTAATATCAGTAAATACCAAGACACCATTCTTCTTGATCTTATTATAAGTCTCTTGGTTTAAAATCTTTGTAGAACCATCTACAAGTTTGATATGAAAATATATTTTAGTCATAGTCTCTCCTTAAAAAAGGCCAAACAAGGTGTACAGAAATTACACGCTTTTTTATGTTATTTAATGTAAACCTTTGTTTAGCATTACCCAAAAGAACAAGTTTTTGTCGATTTTTGTTCATTATGGTTAAGAAGTAATCTATTACCAATGAAAGGTCAACACCTAATTTAGGTTGATAATTAAAGGTTTTTTTATTATTTTTTAAATGTGGTCGCATTTTACACCTATTTCACAAACTATTAATAAGATTCTGTTTTCTTTTCTTATCTACCTTTGCATAGTTATAAACCATAGTCTCAGACTTCCACCCACCAACTGTCATTATATCATTAGTAGATGCACCCTTATTAGAGAGTTCTGATGCGAAAGTGTGTCTTAATGAATGTCTTTTTTTATTTTGATCGACATTAGCAAAACTTAACATTTCTCTCCATCTTGGTATTAAACCATTATTAGTATTTTTTTTATGGCCTACAAACCTCCAAGAAAATAAATAACCTTCTCTATCATTAATCTTTTGTAACCAATGCCACAAAGATAATTCTGGTTCATTATCATTTCTTTGTATAGGTATGTTCCTCCAAGATTGAGTTTTATTTTCAAATATATTTAATTCATTATTATCCAGGTCAATCATAGAATGACCATTTGGATCTAACCTAGCAAAATTCATATCAAGAGCTTCTTGTATTCGAGCACCAGTTCTGTAAAGAAATATTAATAAGAACTTTATTTCAAAGTCTGAGAAGTCCATACATCTTACTATCTCTTCTCTTGTCCACACATATTTATCCTTATCTCTCATAGAAATTTGTGGAAGTTGTTTTACTTTATAAGGCTTACACCAATTATTTTCTGCTGCAAAACTTATTAATCTACTTAAAGGTCTAATAACAGTTGTATTAATAGTGTTATACTTAGAAGATAATACTTTTCTCTCTTCTAATGGTATTGATGTAAATGTTTTGCCTTTATATTTCTTAATAAGATTACCAGTTTCAGTTCCTACTGGATATCTTAGGTGTATTAATTCTTCTTTCTTTTGATTAGTTATGTCCTCTAATAATAAATTACCAATACAATTTGCATTCTTCTCAAAGAAAGGCCTTCTTGCCTCACTAGGGCATTGATCTAAACTATTTAATAATTTTTCAGTAGCCTCTTTAATTGTGATTTTTTTTATGGCTACTCCTGAATTTAACTTATCTTGAAATTTCCATAAAAAATCTTCAGCTTCTTTTTTATTTATTTTACCAGTAGATACACTATTAATTGTGTAAACCTTATCAGGTGTCTTGTAAGTTCCTCTAATATACCAATACTTTGATCTATTATCTTTTCTTTTAGTTATTTTAAGCATAATGCTTTAATCCTTTCTACATCTTGCTTCGTGAAAACTCTTTTGCTTCCGAAGTATCGATTAAAACATTGCTCTTTTGGGTGTCTTGAAGATAAACTATCTATAGTCCTTTTGAAAGCTCTTTCTGATTTAGCCTTGAATTTTGGGTATATTTCCCTCATTGTGTATAGTTCTTCTATCATAGTAATTTCTCCTGGTTTGTATTTTCTGGTGATTTCCAAAAGATATTGCAGAGTCTGAACTCAGTCTCACCTTTAAATCTTGGTGGAAAACTCCTCGATGTTTTTGTTAATAAAGCTGATTTAAGTTGATCGACATCTAGGAACATTTCTTCATTAATGTCTAACCTTTTTAAAATCATGCCACCTTTTTTTATGGCTTTTTCAATTTCATAGTCTTTTATTGATGCTTTGCCTTGCCATAATCGACCTATTCTTCTTGTTGGATATTTCATGTTACTAAATTCCCAAGACGAGCTTCTGCTCTAGCATTTGAATTAGCATCTAACATGAACTCTATTTTTGTTTGAACTCTCTCTAGTTCTGCATATTTATTATCCATATCTTCTTGAGCTTTCTCTAATTCTACTTTTAATTGAATAACAGACTCATCTGTTCTAGCCCTAGCTTTACGATCCTCAATAGACATTTTTAATTCATTAAATTTTAATTGAATAAAAGTTTGATCGAGTTGATAGTCTAGTAATCTTTCAGTTCTATCTCTCTCTCTTTTAGCTGCCCTATATTCTTTAATAGCGATCATTTTTGCATCAGCAATTTTATTGGGATCAAAACTTTCCATGAGCTTGTATTACCTCCTTCACCATATCTAAAACTATGCACTTAACCTCTGCATTAAACTTAGAGTCTTTATGGCAAAGTTCATGGTGCTTTCTGCATAAGGCTGATAAGTTCTCAATATGATTTTTCAATTTAGAACCTCCCATTTTTTTTGGATCGATATGATGAACATCATCAGCTTGTGTGCCACATACAACACAAAAGAACTCACTAGTGTCTTTTAAGTTGTAAAATGTTCGATACACTTTTATGTGTTCTTGCATTTCTATTTCTAACCACCCTTAAATTTTTAATCTTTACTAAGGGATATTGATCTCTATCCCACCCATATTTGTTTTCATCAAACAAGTGTTTCTCAATGTGTGATATGTTTATTTTTTTCATTTTTGCTCCTTAATTTTACTAACGATTGAACCTATCGCCCAAACCATAAGAAGATTAATGAGCAATAGGAAAGTTATTATTATGAGAAGTACAGTTTCAAACATTAAAAAGGAATGTCGTCAGGGATTGAGTCACCTAAAGATTTTAATTCTTCTTTAGGTTCAGGTTTTGTATCTGGTTTCCAAGTATTTACTTCTGCATACCACTTACCAGATTTACCTTCTTTGACATCAATATTAATCCAATCATCTTCTTTATTTTGAAGTTGTTTCTTATACCAATTAGTAAAGTCATCTTTCTTTATTGATATAGAACACTTAATAAAATCTCTTTTTGGTTCTTTCGCAAAAAAACCATCGATAAATTCTTTGTCATCAGTCATCTCTAAAAAACTCCTTTTTTTTATCATTTTTTTTATTTTTATCTTGATCTAAGGCATCAAGATCGTCTCTCTCACCTGTACTTAATTGAAACAAAGAACGCATAAATTGTTTTAAGGCGTAACTTTGTGCAGTACCCATCGCAGTTCCAGAACCAAAAGGAACTATGATGTGTTTAGTAGTAGGAAAGCTCCAGGTATCACCCTCTTTATGAATTAATATATATTCATAGGCTACACTGAGACTTTTTCCTGATTCAGATACCTCACAACTTTTTTCGTGTGGTATAATTATTAAACCAGCTTTCGCACAAGCTGGTTGGACTTCCTTTAAAAAACCATCGATACTTGTATAAGAATATTTTTGATATTCATTTTTAGCATCTTTATTTAATGGTTTATTTAAAGTCATCATCACATTGTTTATTGCAGTAGCAATATTTTTTGGCATGGCTTCTATTTCCATTTTTTCCTCTCCTTCATAATTTTGTTAAGTGCTTTGTCTTGATCGAATGCAGTTCTTAATGTTTTAAAATATTCAAAAGCTAAATCTAATTGGTCTGTGTTAAACTCTTTTGCTTCAAACTCATCAGAGTCTTTTCCAAATCGTGCAACAATAAATTTAGATATTTTGTAATCGTATTTTTCTTCAATCATCTGCCTATAAGCAGAGCCTTGAATTAAATAATCAGGATAAATACTCTTACTTGTTTTAAAATCGACTAAAATATATTCGTCATTTTTCTTTACTAATAAATCTGCTGTTCCACCATACTCATATAATTTTGATGTAAATGATTGTTCACAAAAAATAACTTTATGTTCATCACTAAATTCTCCCCACCAGGTTAAAAATTTATCAAAACAATTTTGTGTTATCTCGTTATCTGGTAATTCATATTCTGTTTTCTCAATATGTGATTGAGCCAATTCATGTAAATTAGTTCCTATCTCGGCAGCTTTATTTA